AATACACCTGTTAAATCTGGGTGTTCAATAAAGTTGATGTCATATAGTTTGTCTGTTTCTGCATATGGAAAATGATACAGCGCTTCTTTTTTATTCAACACAAATAAGCGATCAGTATTGTTTTTTAACCATATAATTGTTTCGCGTGCATCTAATGAGAATGATTCGTTGTGGTCTAAACACAACATATACCCTTTGTGTTGGGCAATATCCCGAATGTAAATTAAACTAAGCGGGCTGAGTTTAGGATGGTAGTTGTCGTTTTGTTGAATAAACTGAACAAAGCAATCATTGAATGAGGGGAGTTGTTCTAGTTGATCTTGGCGCTCAATAATGTAAAACATATTTCATAACCTTTAGATGAATATAATAAGAGGATTTTGCTTCTAAAAACCTAAAAAATCTTTTATACCTGGGAGTTGGCTTTCAGCTTCATTTATGTTTTGAGGTATCCCTTGAGCATATCCAGGAGAAGGGATAAATAATACTGTTGTAACTTGGTATAAAGGATTTGTTTTTAATTGGTCATAAGTATCTTTATTAATTTCCTTTATTATTATAGGTTGTTGGTTTCTTTTTCTACAATAAAATTTAGAAACATTAGAATCTATTCCTTTAATAGAAGAAGGACCGTTAGGGATACTAGTAATATTAGGTGATTGAATTTGTTGAGAGGTTATTCCTGTTATAGCTGAATAGAGAGCTGTTGATTTTCCTTTGCTAAGTAATGCATTTCTATTACTAATAGGGGTTAGTTTAGGAGCATTAAGATCAAATGTTTTTCCAGCATATAAAATACTATTTAATTCATAATAATATCCTTTATAAGGAGCATTTGTTGCTTCTATAATAAATTCACCACCGGAGGTATATTTTTCTTTTATTTTATTTTTTGGAATGTTTAATGCCATATTTTTAAAATTTTGGAGCAAATACATTTCCTTTTGTTACATTTGGAGTAGCATTAATATTACCTGCTCCTGTAGGGGGAAGATTTTGAGAAGGAGCTAAAGGAATAGAAACTCCATTTCTATTTATTGCTTCTAAATATATGTTATATATATCTTGAGGACCTTCTTTTCCTCCTTGGGGAGGATATTGATAACGTCCATTTCTATCTGGTATAGAGGCCCATTCTCCGGCAAAATTAGTTTTTCCTATTCCTAACATTTTAAGAAAAGCTTCATTTTTAGAAACATCTTTTACTCCTGATGATGCTATATTATATGCTTCTTGAGTTGTAGCTTCTGTTGTTCTACCTAATACTTTTTTCCACCCTGCTAGATCTTGGTTTTTCTGAGAAAAAGCAATATTTCCTACTGTTCCTATCCAGGTATCATATAAAAATTGATATCTTCCTGCTGCTGTTGAGCATTTCTTTCCAAAAGGCCAACATATATTAGGGTGTTTTTGTGTTGTATCTGCTGTCCATCCTGCTATAGCCTTATTACTAAACATTATATCATATCCATTTTGACCTACTTTTGCTGTTCCTTCAGTATATGATATCATATCTAACAATACTCTTCCATGAATAGGAACAGATTTATCTACTTGTCCAAATTTTTCTAAAACATTAGCAGATATAGGAGCATTTCCTCCTAAATTTAAAGGTGTTATTTGTTCAGCAAAAGTTGATTCTATTAAAGCTTTCCATCCTGCTATATCAATTAATCCCCATTCTGATTTTGTGTCATCTAATACTATATTTAAAGAATCTATTTGAGTTGACCAATCACCATTAGATATAGTGTGACTAATAGAAGTAACAGCATTACCTAATTTTGATCCTATATTTCCTTCCCCTTTATATCCTTTAGGCATTATGTCTTCAGATAATCTGAACATATGACCTATTACTAGTCCTCCTATTCCATCCATTTCACATGAAAATTTAGTTGGAATTAGATTTCTATTACTGCCTGGTGATTTGAGTAGAGATTGAAAGTATACTATTATGTCTCTCAAAGCATTTTTAGCATCTGATGCTAAAATAGAAAAATCTGTTTTTGACTCACTACTGTCTACTTTAGGAACATCAGATAGGGAAGAAAAGGCAAGTATTATTTGAGCCATTCCGTTTACTATGGTAGGAACCTTATTATTTAATGTTCCTGGTGGGCTTAATATTCCATCTAATTTTTCTGGGATGATTCTATCTATTAGGCTTCTATTAAAATCAATAAAGGTATTTGTTTGCATTCCTAGTTGCCCACCCCTAGCTTGTGAGCCAATAGCAATAGTAGCTCCTTGATCAGGAAATATTTGTGATTGCAGTGTGTATGATCTTACAACTGATTGTAGATTATGAACTTGTAGTTCAAATAAATTTTCATATGTTGCTTTTGTAACTTCAGTATAATTAACATCAATTATTCGAGCTACATTATTATCCACAGGATCAACATGAATTTCAAAATTACTAACATTACCTATTGCCGATTGAATATCAGAAACTATTTTTTTAAGATAACTTAATAAACTAATTTCATTTTTTCCTTTACTGTCTCCTGCTTGAAGATTACTACCTAAGGCTTGTTGAAAAAGATAATTTACATTTACATAAATATTTTTTATAACCCCTATTTCACTTGCTGGGTCTCCTCCATAAAAGTAATCATTAGGGAGTTCTTTTAATTTTTGTATATTTGCAAGTGCTTTTTTAGCTTTTTGTCGAATAGTAAGCTGAGAGAGGACAGTAGTGGAACTTGCGGGAGGTACTGTTATTGTTATAGTATCTTCAATAAAATTTGTAACTCTTTTAAGTCTATTATCAAAAAAAGGAGTATATTTTAATTCTATCCCAATACGTTTTAAATGGTTTTCAATTCTTACAAGTAATCTATAATCTTCATTTCCTAATTCTTCATTTATTATTTGTTGAATACTTCTGTAGTTTTCCTTTCCATAATTTTGTTTTTCATCCTTAATAAGAGCTTCTACAGCATTGTATGTGTCTACACTATCAATCGCTAATATGCCTTCTTCAAGAGTTATTTCATCTGTTCCTTCTGCAGTATCCCAGCCATCTTTTATCTTTTGAGCTATGGATTTAACTCTGTCTACTTCAGTATTAGCTTCTACAGACTGATCAGAAACATCAATAGGTCCTCCCTGTTCATACCATAATGGACTTTTTATCAAACATACACTAGGATCTACAGATACTTGTAGTGGATGAGCAGTACAATATAAATCAGTAACTGGTGACCCATCGTATTCATTTGATTTGAGAGATAATCTAACTAGTGGTTTTTTATCCTTTGATCCTTTTGCTATAATGTAATCATTAAGTAAATTACACATTGTTCCTAGTGTAATATAAGTTTGATAATTGTTTGTAGATAAAGAAGGAATAGTAGCATCTGGAGAAGGAGATAAGCTAGGAAATAAGTAATTGATAATACCTCCTTTTTCTATTGCTGAACTTAAAGAAATGGCAGATGAGGGGTCTGTTGATTTATAGTAAAGTTCAGCCCACATTCCTGCTAGTATGTTTTTTTGATAAAACCCAATCCAGTTTTCTGTACTTCCTGGTTTGGGAAATTCTTTTATTAAGAGACCTTTTTGTTGTGGTGCTACAAAATTAGCCGCTTCTGCACTAGCTACTAAGCCAATTTGAGGTGGAGGAGGAGGAGCTAAAGGAACAACTACATTACTTTGAGAAGGAGCAGCAATAGGTAAAGCTGTGTTATAATTTATTTTTAGCGATTCAATTATCTCTCCTGTTGTTATAATGTTTGTTTGGCAATCATATCCACCATCCATTCTAGCAGACCATTGATAATTTTTAACATACCCAAACATTGCATCATAGTTGCCTCCATATTTTACAGATTTTTGAAATAATTCTCTAAATAATGTTGTTCTTTCTACATTTTCTTTATTTAATATATCATAATAATCTGTAAAATTAGGTTGATATTTTCCTTTATTATCTAAATATGGCGTCCATCCCCATTCTAATAGTAATGTATAGCCGGGACGCATATATAATACTTCTAAATCTTCTAGTTGTTGTATGTCCCAGCATTGGAAGTTTACTGTGGCTTCTCTTAATGAGCCATATGCGCTTAATGATTTTATTTCTACACTAGTAATACCGGGCATTGGTCTGATACCTAAACGATAGCGAGTACCATTTTGAGAAAAGTTACTATAAGCATTAGAAAAACCAGCTCCTACTCCTGATTTTAATGAACCAGTGAATGCTGTTCCTATTTTTGATGTATCGTTTAATGTACCTCCTTGTAAAACATATTTTCGTGCTAGGGCTCCTTTATCATTATTTACATCAACAGATGAAACCATTCTAACCCAAGCATTACGAGAATTAAGATATTGAAGGGCTTGAGGTGTACGGCTTATCATCGCATCTTGGCGAACGTTAAGTTGTTTTTTTACATCTTCAGTAAAGGTACTTTTGAATATAGACATAACATTTATCGGGCTCTATTGAATTGATTAAATAAATCTAATACTCTATTTAAATCTGTTGGTATTCTTAATTGTGTACCAGGCACAGGAAATAAAAAACCATCAGTAATATTATTGTTTGCTGCTGCTATTACCCACCACATTTCTGGGTCATTGTAGTATGTATATGCTAGATAATCAAGTCTATCTCCTACAGTTGTGATAATATATATATCACTTTCTGAAGGAGGAATGTTAGGATACTGCTTATTTTTTATATAAGGTATTCCTTGGTTTGTTTTTAATGTTATTGAGTTATCGTAGCGTGTCATTTATATTAAAATCTAAAATTAGATAGATATTGTATTATATCAGCATCTGCTCCTGTACTATTTTGTGCTAAGAATGAAGTATTTTTATCTTTAGCTTCAATTCTATTTTTTCTTCTTGTATCAGCTCCAATAGGTGTAAAATTCATTTGTACTTCTATAATATGAGGTAATATTAATTGTTTTACTCCACCTTCTGGTTCATCGATTGCAATTTCCCAAGGTGAATCATTTGGTATAGTATACGAAATAGAATCTATTTTTCCAAACTGAGCGTCCAAATAATTACCTACTGTTAATCTATGTAGTGGGCCCCTCATTAGATTATTTTTATAATCTGGCATTAGACTAGCCATTAAATAATTTAATTTAGAGTACATGGGTTGCATTTCTTCAGCAGATAATGCTGCTACTTTAAATCCAACTTGTATTTTACGGGTAAATCCAGTGTATACATAAAAAGGATTACCTCTACCTACATAGTTTATATCAGTCCACTTAGCATCAACGTTATCTGAGAAGGATGTTAGATATGCCCTAAATACCATAAAATCACTAGTGGCAGGGAAGTCAGTATCTACTGATTGTATAGTAAATTTTACTAGATCTCTTATATTATAATCTACACCATCTATAGTAGCTTTATTATCATACCAGTATGATGTATTTGAAAATATAGGTGTTAAATTAATTGAGTCTGCTGCTCTTAATTCTTTGCTGCTACCGCTAATTTTAGCTTTACCAAATGATCCTACTCTTGTTTCACGAGAAATATCATTCCAACTAGGAAATTTAGCATATATAACATCACCATATGTATTTTTATAGCCTATTGTTCCAATATCTGTTGTTGAATAATTTTTAGTACTTGTATCATATATACCAAATTGATTAACATTTATTTCTATTGTTCCAGAACCAGTAGGAACTGTTGCTTTTTTATCTGGGTTAATTAGTTGTTGTTGGGCATTTATTTGATTTACTAGTTCTGCATATTTTCTAAGACTAGGAATTGTAGATCCATATTTTACTGCTGTAAAATCTCTTGGAGTGCTTTTTCTATCTGGGTTTTCTGGGTTTATAAAATCAAATAGCCTTTCATCTTGTCTAGACACTCCCGTGTCTGCTATTGTTATTAAATCTAATGTATTAGAATTAGCTTCTTGTTCTTGTGTTCTAGTTAAATCATTTGTAGTTCTTCTAGCTATATCTCTGAATAAACTTTCATTAGGATTATAGCTAGTAACTACTCCTCTTTTTATATCTGTATAACCTATTCCATAAACAGAACTAGGTCCTCCAATGTATGATAAAGAAGGTATTCTTCCTTTTGAATCTATTTTAGGAGGAAGAAATTGTCTTTCGGGAAATAAAAGAGTAGAAGTGCCTGGTACCATATTAGGATCAGGATCTGGTTCATTAAGAACAGACATGTATTGATTTTCTCCTGGTACTTCTTGGCGAATAGGGGGTGGTTGGCTTTGTCTTGATTGTGCTTGTCTAAAAAAAGTTTGAGCAGGTATGTCTAGTTCTGCTTTTAAATCTACTAATCTATTAGTATTATTATCAAAATTTTTTGTTCTAACTACATTATAGTATAATTTACTTTCATCATTGTTAGGAAGTAAACCATGCCTCATTATATGACCACCAAGTGCATTAACCGGTACTTGTGCTAATGTATTAAGACCCAAGTTATAAATACGAGTAGGACCTACGGCATTTTGTATTCCAGTAGCTACATTAGATACAAAATTAATAGCGTTATTTAAGAAGCCTTGTCCACTAATAGGTTTATTTGCAGGTTGTGTTGTTGATTCTAAACGTGGATTAGATAGTTGTAATCCAACTTGTTTAACTATAAATAATGGTCCTTGTGGAAAATCAGTTAAAAATTTACTGATGCGAAGTGTGTCAACAATAGCGGCATTAGCAGTGCCTACAGCGCCTCCTCTAATTAGTCCATCATCAAATTTGGTAAAGCGTAATCTATTAATTCCACTATCAACAGTATTGATGTCTGTTACTATGTAAGGTTGGCGGCTATTTCCACCACCAGGTTGATCCTGGCCATACTTAAGTGATTTTAAGTCGGTTTTTAAATTTAATAGGGCCATTATGTTATTTTATTAATAGCGTCCTGGTTGAGGTCCTAAGTCTTTATAGCGGCGACCTGATGGTGATTTGTATATTTGAGATACAACACCTCCTGTTCCGGCTTGGTAATTATTAGGAGCATTAGAGTCTAACTCATCTAATCTAGATGGAGATGTTACTGCTGTTGCTCCACCTAATGCCGTTCTATTAAAATCCACAATACGAACATTAGGATTACCATCGACAGAATATGTGTTTTGTAAATTACTTAACGCAGGATCTAGTTGATTGCTAGAGTCTGGGTAGCCCCATGATGGTTGAGTTGGGTTTGCCGCTAATCGGTTACCTTGTAAGCTTAATGTGCTGTTTGGTAATTGATCGAGTACTGATGCCATAGTTATATTATTTTATGTGTCAATAAATATTAAAAATTTATGCTAGTCCGTATGTTCGTTGTGCTTGGTTTGTACCAAATCTAGAATTACGTGATATGTTATCAATAAATGGATTTTCACCAGCAATAAATGCTTCTGCTGGTCTATTTAAAGATTGTTCTAGTAATTCATTAGTTCGCTGTTGTTGTTTTAGAAGTCCAGTATTCATATTAGGCATAGTAATTGCTCCTTTGGGGGAAGATATGACGTCATCTCCTTTTTTAAATAAATCTGTTCCTGCTATTACTGTATCTTTATCGTTTAAAGCAATAGCTCCTTCTGGGCCGAATAGTGTTCGTTTTCCATATCCTCCTTCAGATACAATATCGTCTCCTTTACTGGAGAATAGTTTAGATAATCCTGCTACTGCTGCTATTGCTAAAGGAATACCTAATCCAAAAGGTATTTTAGCAAAAGATTGGAATATAGCAGATACACCTGCTTGGAATCCTTTTACAGCAAATACTCTCATTATTGCACTACCTTTTAATAATATAGGTATCAATCCTAGTAAAATTCCAGATAATCCACCAAGTGATTCTCCTATTTTTACTGAATAGTGCATTACAGTTGTAAAAGCATCCAGTATTTTTCCTATAGGACCTTCTAATAAAGTTCCAAGTAATTCTTGAAGCTTTACTACAGCATCATTAAAATTTTCTTGAGCCGATCTTTGATTTTCTACCTTTTCTAAATATTCTTCAGCTGACATGTTTTTTGCTTCCATATCTTTAAGCTGATCTGCATTTAATTTACTTGCTGCATCTCCGTATTTATTTATAGCTTCTTGTTTCATTAACATATCAGCCATTTCATCTCTACTTACACCAAATGCTTTAGCTAAAGAATTTTGAGCTATAACATTCATATTTTGGAAATCATTTAATGATCCAGCTTGTTTAGCCATTTCTCTCATTACTTCTGTTTGATTTCCTGTTAGAGCAGCGTAACGAGCCGCTTCAAAATTAAGTTTTCTATTAGTAAGTAATTCTGCTTCTAGTTCATTTTGAATTGATGATTGCCAATCTAATAATGAATCACCTATCTTATCTACTTGTTCTAATGATGTACCTAATTTTTTAGCTTCAACTACAGCAGCGGCTAATGCTTTTGGATTATTTTGAAATTTAACTAATATACCTGCACTTAGTTTACCTATGCTAGATAATAGTTCTTTGTCGCTAAGGTGAATTTTATTAGCTCTAGCAGCTTCCATTCCTGCTACACGTAAATCAGAAACATATTTTCTAGTTGTTGTTCCTGTAACTGCTGATACTTTTGCTAGTTTACCTGCTTCATCTGCTGTTAATCCTGTAAGTTCTGTTAATTTAGCAAATGTTTCTCTTTCTTCATTCCCAAAATCAACTGCTATACCTAATTGCTCTGTTAATCCTGCTTGAGCTTTAACTAATCTTTCTACAGTAACAAATGAATCTTTGGATGCATTAGAATATTGTTGCATTCCATCTCTTAACTTATCTGCTTCTTCTCTACTAACACCTAAAGATCTTCCTAGTTCAGCTATTTGTTTTTGAGCTTTAAAAGTAGCTTCTAATATTTTTTCAAACGTAAACACAGCTGTAAAACCTAAAGCTTGATTAACTTTGTTTAAAGTTTCTTCTGCTTGCTTAACTTTAAGTTTCTTTTTAGCTAATTCAAGTTCTTTTTTTGCTTCTGCTACTGTATCAGCATGAGTTTGTTTAATTTTGATTACTGTTTCAAGGGTATGTTGTTCTTCTTTTTGTTTTTGGGTAATTTCACTAACTAATTTTTTTGACACTTCTACATCTTCTTTTGCATTGTCTAAATTCATTTTAGCAATGTCTAGTTGAGCTTTACTAATACGTTGACCACTCATTTTAGCTTGAAGAAGCTGATCATATCTATCTTTTGCTTGATCCTGAATAACTGTGGCTTGATTTAAAGCGGTTTTTTCTTGTTGAAGAGTTTGTAGTAAATCAGTATTTGTTTTAAGGGAGTCTCTATACTTTTTATTTAAGTCTCCTTGAATAGCATTGTATTCTTTTTCAGTTTTAACTAAATTTTCTGATAAGTGAGTTATAGTTTTTGATAAATCTTTAGCAGTAGCTGTTTTATCTAAACGTTGTTGGATAGATGTATTAATTGTGCTAAGAGTGGAAGATAGTTGTTTGGTATAATCTAATATTCCTTTATCTTCATCTTTTAATTTACCAGCAGATCTAGCGATTTTCTCATAATGAGATACCATCTCTTTAAGAGTAATATTTTGCTCTTCAAGAGATCTTAATCGTTTTTCTTCTTCTTCTGGTGTTAGTTTATCAGCCATAATACAGTATTATACGTATAAATATTAAAGGCGCCTATTTCTTGGGCGCCTTTGCAGTATAAGTGGGTGTTGGAGTTATGTTCGGTCGTGCTATTTCACTTTTACCTTTATTTTTCATCATGTTGTTATGTTTCTCATATTCCTCTGCCTCTTTATCATAGTGTTCTTTAATCATATTAAACGTGGTTTTACGTAACCATATTGGCATATTATATACAGTATCCCAATCGTACCCACCTTTACCATGAAATACTATTTCGTGGATTTGTTTAAATAGGTATAACCTATGCTCCGACGTCAGGCCAAAAAAAGTTAAGAGAAACTGGAATCATTATACCCTCCCCTGTATAATTTTCATCATCTGGAATAAATTTTAATTCAATATCGGGTTGGATTTTAGCGTAATATTCACGTAATGCTCTAGCTTCTGCTGCTAACAAAAAATTATCTACAAAATTACGAATTTCTTTTTGTTCACGATTACCATTAATAGAGGTAATCATGTGTTTCATTCTAGTTGTGATGTCTGGCGATGAATTTGGGTTGATTTTTTTCAATCCTTTAATTTCATCTTCAATTTTTTTCTCATCGCCGTGTGTTAACAATTTAAATGTTACTGTGTTCCCTGATTTAGGTAAATCAAATGTAAATTCGTTTGTGCCTGCTTTAAATAATGATTCATCTATTTGTTTTTCTTCTAATTTAGATAAATCTACTTTAGCTTCTAACTCATCACCTCGACCATTAGTATATTTAAATTCATACTCAGCTCCATATCCTAAAACACGAGCTGCAATCAATATTGCATTTTTATCACCAATCAATAAATCATCATAATTAATTGGAGTAACGATTAATGATTGGAGTAATTTATCAATTACTGTACCATTTTTAATGTAGTTAACATTAGAAAGAATATCTTCTTCCTTAGCTGTCATGTACTTCATTTCTACTTCACCTTTAGCAAGTGGTGAATCTTTAGCGTACAATAAACCTTTTGAAGGTAACGAAACGACTTCTGTCGGTAACTTTAATTCTGCCATAAACGTATTTTATTTTTATTTGTTCGTATATAAATATATGCAAAAGGAAAGCGTTTGCCAAAAAGACAAACGCTTCGAAGAAAGAAATATGAAGGGTGATTAGAAGTTCAATACGCAATAATCCATAGCAAGTGTCACATTAAGTGTAATTGCTGAATCGCCAGTTGCCCAATCGTATTCACCAAAAGTGGCTGTTTTGCAATAAGCACCTTTGATAATCCATTCACCAACGATATCACCTACAGGGCCTAAGATATTCAATGTGAGGTCTTTCTTATAAAAATCAGAATAACCATCACGTCCTGTTACTGATTCGTGAGCCAAACGAGCCCATTCCATTACTGATTGAGCACCACTTGGTGTGATTGGGTCATATAATTCTAAAGTCATGTCATTCCAACGAACTTTACCTTTTACTTTGCGGTAAACGTTGATATGCTCTAATATGATTTCACCAGCTTCAAATCCAGGAGCAGAAGCTTTCTTAATTAAATATGCTGGGATACCGTCAATGTACATTATAAAGCGATTAGGAACTTTAGGTTCATACGCTGTAAACATTATTTCATTTGGATTCAATACGGCCATTTTATGTTGTATTTTGTTTTGTTATCAATAAATATTAGGAACTACATCCCCTTATGCAGGGAATGTAGCGCCAGTTGGAAGAATGTTAAAGTTCAAGATAATAAATTCAGCTGTTTTAGTTGGTTGAATATAAATCTGACCTACTAATTGGTTACGATCTACAACATCAGGTGTATTGTTTGTATCATCCATTACAACTTTGTAAGCGTATAAACCTTGACGTTGTACTACTGAACTTAAGTATGGGTTAACTTGAGACAAGAATCTGTTACGTGTTACTGTTGTATTTTGTTCGAATACTAAGTTACGAGAGATACTACCTATAAATCCTTTTAATGCGATTAACAAACGACGAACATTTACGCGATCAAGAGCTGTTGGTTTCTTTTGTAATGTCTTTTGACCCCAAACACATACTCCAGTTCCTGGGAATGTAGCTAATGGGTTAACACCTTTAGTATATAATGTATCTCTATCTGATTGTGATAATCTACGTTCAGCTAATACTACTGATGGGATACCACCTCTGTTTAAACCAGCTGGTGCGAACCATTCAGCACCTACTTGGTCGTTGAATGCTAATACGCCACCGATTACTGTTGATGGAGGGCACCATACAGATTTACCTAAGTTTGAGCTATATAATTGAACCCAAGGATAATATGTTGCTGCATAGTTGCTATTTGATCCAGCAGCATTTTGAGTTGCTTGATTAATTGCAGTTCCATATTTTCCAGTATCTACAATAGCAATAGCATCCCCTCTACTTTCAACAGTTGCTATCATATTATCAGCAGCTGATGTATCTAAACCAATACCAGGAGCCATTAATACATTGAATTGGTATTCGTCTTTGTTTGATAATAAAGCAAATGCTTCAGTATAATCGTTTGCTGTAAAGCCTTGAATATTATCTGCAGAATAATCTGTACCTGTTCCTATAAGTTCATTAAATAAAGGAGTTGTAGCATTTGTAGCAGCAACACCACCACTAAATGATCCACTACCTATTTGAGGTAATGTTAAAGCATAAGAACCAGTTTTATAGTTACCATTATTATCTAATGAATCTACGTTTGGAGTAACTACTGAAGATACACGAACATATCTTGATATGTTTGGATAAGTACCTTTAAATACTATTCTATCTTCACTAGCATTATATTCTGGTTTTAAATCACCAATAACACGGCCTATATAGTTTGGTAATTGAGGATCCAAACTCATATTTGCCCATGTTTCTAATATGTTCTTTTGAGAAGTATTATCGTCACCCCTACGAACTACAAGTGTAAATGTACCACCATCTGATCCACTATTTACATTAGTTACTTCCCAACGTATATTTTGAGCTGAACCACTAGGTAAAGCTCCATTTACTTCAGTTCCACCTGAGTTGTTCATTTGATCTCCCCAAGATAATGTTTCAAGAACAAATGAATTATTTACCGTTCCGTTAGCACCACCACTAAATAAAGTTTTAGTTCCTGTTGTATCACCTATATAACGTAAAGAGCTACTTACGAACCAGTTGCTATTAGGAGTAGTATTTTGATTTGCTGTTGTAGTAGCAGTAATAGTTAATGTACCTGCGTTATAAGATGCAGAAAAATTATTATTAAAGAAACTAGCGTTATTATTAATAGAGGCAGTAACATATCCTCCTACAGTATCTAATGTAGTAGAACCGCTTGTTCCTATATAAACATAATCAAATGCAGTATTATAATAAATAGCTCCCGCAGTAAAACTATTACTAAAAATAACATAATAATTATTTACTCCAGGAATACCTAATTGAATTGCTTTACTTCCTGTATCACTTGATAGTAAAGAAAAGGCAGCTGTTGCTTTTGTTCCTGCTGTAGCTGATACGCTACTAGGTACACTAGATTGAGCATATGTATTATAATCTGATCCACTAATGATTCTAGTTACTAATAATGTTTGACCGCCATTGTTAAAATATTCACGAGCAGTCATTGATGTGAAATATTCATAATAGTAACTACCATTTTTGAATATATCACCAAAAAGAGATAGGTATTGGTTATATGTAGTAACGTAAGTAGGTATCATTGGACGACCACTTACTGTAGGACCTACAATAGCAGCGCCCACTACCTGTGGAGCTTGCGTATATAAGCTTTGGTCTGATTCAATCTGGAATACACCAGGAGAGAGAATTACTTCTGACATTTTTTATGATTTTGTTTTAATTTATTACGGGGTTTTACCTAATAATAAATATCTACAAAACCATACAAAACGCAGAAGTAATATAATTAAATTGGGGTTACTTCGCCAGTTTCAATATTAATGTTACCGGTTCCGTATTTTTCTTGTAATGTAGAGAGGAGTTCTTTTTCGCGCTCTGTGAGTTTCTTAATGTCATTTAAAACATTAGATTTTTCTGTTTCCATAAACGCTTTATGGTTAGCCATTTCAGCTAATTGTGCTTCAAGGCTACCTAATTCAAACACATGTTTGTTATACTGTGATTGCATTTCTTTGATCTTTGCAATTTCTTCTTCTGTAAGTTTTTTTACTTCTTCTGACATATTTTAAAATTATTTTATTGTTTCCAGCGCTGATCTGGACAGGCTTCTGGGCCTGGTAGTGGTGAAAATATTTTTTTACTTAATGGACATCCACATAATCCACAGGTATACATATCTATGTGCTTATGATATTCTTTATGTGGGCAAGTATCACAAACAGATGCTCTATATTCTGCTATAGCTTTTTGCTCAGGAGTAGGGTTAGCTGCAGCAATCCAAGCTTTAGCTATTTCTACTATTTTAAGCATTTACTTTAGCTGGTTTTTTCTTTGGTTGTGGTTTCTTTTTCTTTTTAGCAGTCATTGTTGGTGCTGAAGGAGGAGTAGTTGGTACTACTTCTACAGTAGGCACTGTTTCTACATAGGATTCTTCAGGAACATTAGATGCTTCAATTTCCTCTACAGGTGAATGAACGGGGGTAGCTGATGGTTTGTCAATTTTCTTCTTTAAAGTTAAGAATACTGTAGCTACAATTACTAAAGTGATAATTACGAATAACATATTTTATTATATTTGTTTGATATAAATATATACAAAAAGAGGAAGACAACCAAATTTTTTAGCTATTTTGTTGTAACCAATCTCTATATTCTTGTTCTGTATCAAACACAAGCATTTGATTATTTTTTATTACTCTGTTTTTAGTTATATAATCTGTAATAGGAACATCGTTAATATCAACAGGGATCAGGTAGGATGTTGTTGATATTGATCCTATATTATTGGTAGTGACTGTAGTTTCTTCTACTGTGATTAAGTTGTATGTATTCATATTTTATATTTTTTATGTTCCTTGCCAATTAAACCAAAACAATTGTTGACTAAAAGCTCCCCAATAGTGAACTGGGTTTAAGCTAGGTCTAACACCGGCATATGTTCCAAAGCTTCCGAAGGTTGAATCTGATATGTCTGTAGTAATGTAAGTAGATGCTATCCAACCAAAAGTTCTTAGTTGAGCTACAGTTGTAGCACTATTACCGTACACTAGTAGTATTTGGTCTCCTATCTTAATACCGCTTGTTGATATTGTTGTCCTTTTAACACCTGTTGAGGTCGTAAATCCAGCAGCATTATTAACATCTGTAAATCCAACTCTTCTAAAAGGAATAGCATGATCACTGTTGAATCTTTGTCCAACGTATATTGCCATCTCGGCCCACGTTACTGATGATGCTGCTGTAGTTACATTGTATATTACGTCTATTGATGTATATTCTTTATCTGCTTTACCAAGAGTTGTCATATAAACAGCATTACTTAATAACGAAGCTGCTGTACCTGCACCTCCCGGTCTCCAACCTAATGTGCCTTTCATTGTGTTTGCAAGTACTTGGTAGTTGTATGTTTCTTTATTACCTAAAGAATCTAATACTTCCCATCCTTTTTCAAGTTGGTACTGTAAAGTATCTCCCACTCCTAGGGTAGCTCTAAATACAACTCTTGTATTTGTTCCATCAAATACCTGTACTATTACAGTTTCAGATGATGAGTCAGCGTTGAATATAGAGCAGTATCTTAACTCATTTTGTTGTCCACTACTTGGAGATGGTACTAAATCAACTGCTGTTGTATCATTTGATGTACCGTTATTTGATACTAGAGTAACACCAGTAGCTGTATAATTGTTATAATCAACAGTAAAAGGTAGCTCTGTAGCTGCTGTACTACCTAATTTGAATTGTATTTTATCTGATGTTCCTGTTATTATCATTTTTTATCATTTAGTCTCCCATCCATGTTATTCTTGGTGGTGTAACAGTTGTACTTATAGTTGTTGATGATAGTGATGAACTTAGACTGGGTCTGCTGCTACCTGCTGTTAAAAAGAATCCAGCACTTATATTATCAGGAACGCTATTTGATCTAAACGATACAGAAGTAACTGCTGAGTTTCCTAATACTAGCCATAAATCATCTCCTGCGTTTATACCTGTTACTGGAATATAGTTAGCTATAGGAGCAACACTATTTCTAGCCCATGGAGCACTTGTATCAACAAACCCACATCTCGTAAGTGTTGTAGCTGATCCTAATGATGGCGTTCCTTTATATATAGCAGCTTCGGCCCAGGTAACTGTTACGGCTACGGCTGATATGTAAAAAGCTATGACTATATTTTTATGAGCTCCTGTTGCTTTACCTATATAATAACAATATGTTGTTGTTTGTAGTTGTAAAGAAGTAGCGGCTTGTGATAATGAGAATTCTGGTATTATTGGATTGCTTACAATTGGGCTGTTTGTATTAAATGTTTTTGTTGATCCATTAACATCAAATGCTTTCCATCCGGTTTTATGTGTATACTGTAAGTATTCGTTAACTTGCAGTGTTGTACTGATAACATCTTTAGTTGTTCCATTATAATTTGTCCTTACAGTAACTGTTGACTGAGCGCTGTCCGCATTAAATATATTACAGTATTTTAATTGGTGTTGATTTCCACTACTTGGAGCAGGTACTATATTTACAGCACTTGTATTACTTGACGTTGTACAATTTTTTACAGGTGTAATGGAAGTAGATGATATCCTGTTATAGGAAGCATTTATATGCAACTGATTAGTTGCTGCATTTGCTCCTAAAACTAAATCAATACTATCTAGTGAACTTGTTACTATCATTTTCCTTTATTGTTTATGTTCCTTGATATACACCTTGCCAAGCTATCCATATTGGTGCATTAGTACTATCAACACTTCCTGTAAAGCTAGTTACCGTACTCGGTCTAGTTGATCCTGACGTTTGATAGAAGCCGGCTGCTAAGTTATCAACTACGCCTGCTCTATAGACAGTAGCTGTCGATCCTGAACTAGCAAATACTGCCCATAGATCATCTCCTATAGCTATACTGCTTGTTATAGGTACTGTTGTTGTTTTTACATCGGCCGTGCTTGTAAAGCTACTAGAGGCATCGGCATACCCTAATCTAGTAAATATACTTCCCGTTCGTAACGTTGGCACACCACTATATATTGCAATTTCTCCCCATGCCCCTCCACCAGCCAAAGCTGTTGTTGTTCTATATTGTACCTTAACAGACGAATATGGTCTTTCAGCTCTACCTAAATAGATGCAATAAGCTGTATTGTTAACTGATGTAAATGTTGTTGCTGCTCCTGCTGCTCCAAACCACTCAGGCATCCTAATCGAGCTAGGCATCCTATTATATCCAGTTATTTTTTCTTCGCCATTAGCTGTGTAAATTCTCCAACCCATCTCTTCAGAGTATTGAATTGATTCACTTACTCTTAAATAAACGTATAATAAGTTTCTATATGATCCATTATCATTAAATCTAACTTTTGTACCTACATCTTGACTACCAACATTGTTTATAGCGCAATATTTTAGTTGGTGTTGTTGATTAACTGATGGAGGTGGTACTAGGTTTACTGATGAAGTGTCGTTTGTTGTACCATAGCTGGCTGTTGGTGTTACAGTTGTGCTGGTGTAAGCAGTGTAGTAGGTAGTGTAGTTTAGTTGAGTTGTTACTACTTTATCTAATACTATTTCTAAGCTATCTGTTGTTGCGTCTAATATCATAACTTTTACTTTATATTCCTATTGCTATTAATCTTTGAACTTGTTGATATGTTAATCCACCTTCCACATAAGACGCTGTTAGAGCATATGAAGCACTTGTTACTGTACCAACTACGTTTGATGCGGTGACATATGATGCTGTTGGAACTGTTGTTATTGTTATGCTACCACTCGCATCTGCATACTCGTTATTTACTGATGTAACTATTGTTCTAGAGCTGCCATCCGTGTTTGGTATGACCACATAGCTATCAACGCCTGATGGTTTTGTTGACATGCCTGGGTCTATGTTGGCACTTTTTATATTTGCGACATCTGTAAATGATATAAGGGATCTATCTAGAAGCAGCTCATCGTCGCTAGCTCCAGATGTATTTTTTATTATAAATTGTCTTACGTCATTGTTTGGATTTTCTAGTACCAATCCTCGATCCATAACATCTTCAAAATATAACCTCGCACCTGTTGGACCTTGTACATCGATTGATCCTGTCACTATTACATTTCCTACAAACTGCGATGTTGAAGCAGATACATAGACTCTATCTACCTCCGGTAGTATTTCAAAAATGTTATCTCTTAGGAAAAAATTAGTTCCTTTGCCTACTATGAAGGAGTTGTCGTATTCTGCGCTGTTTGGATTAACTATTCGACTATACTTACCAATACTAGTTTGTCTTGGCCGGTAAGCTATTGTACCAACACCTCCAGCGTGAGAAGCTTCGCCTAATGTAATTGAAGCAGCTCCTTCAGCGTGTGAGTTTGTACCTAAGGCAAATGTTGAAGAGCCTTCTGAGTGAGCTCCATCACCGTAGATAATGTAATCAGCTCCTGGAGGGGCTGGAAGATCAAGTATACCTATGACAGCTTGTGGTGTAGTTACATTAGTATCAGTTAGATTTATTATAGTATTTGTGCCATCGAATGTTATAGAACTTGTCTCAAATAATTGAATATTGTAATTATTGTTATATTTTCTATCGTCTAGTATTACATAAGGAAATGTAAAACTACTAGTGACATTTCCGTATACAGCATCTAAGGTTATAACGCCAGTTGATATACTTGAATTATACCCAAGTTGACCAGTAGCTATCGAG